TCGACCGTGAGCGTGAACGGGAACGTGACCGCGCTGTCCTCATTGCCCAGCAGGTCGAGCATGGCCTGGTCAATCGCGTTCAGCGTGGCGAGCCCGCCATCCGACTCGGACCGCCACACCCAGATGTCCGTCTGGATCTCAAGCAGCGACGGGGCACTATTGGAGAGCGATACCCGGCCCGGCGTGAACCATGTGACCCGCGGGAACGCCTGCTGCACCGGCTTCTCCAGCAGCGCCTTCGGCCAGCCATGGGCGAACTTCTGGATCAGGGCCGTGAACGCAGCGGCCCCTTCCAGCCGGTCAACGAACCCGAGCTCGAGCTCAGCCAGCGATGCGGACGCGCTCAACTCGCCACCTCATCGGGCAGGATCTCCTCGCTGTCTTCAACCGCACCCTGGACGCCGCCCCTGGCGCCCCAGTCCATTGCGTTCTTCACGGCGAAGCGCCGGTTGACCATGGCCGGGATATCGCTCTCATCGATCCGGACGATGTCATCCTGGCGGAGGTCCACCCCAGCGTTCATGAACAGCTGATGCTCTCCGGTGCCCACCCGCCCATACGCCCGTCCTTCCACGTCCCCGCTGGCGAGCTGCAGGTCGAGCGGGACATCGTCCGCCACGCTCGTCCTGGTCGACAACTCCTCCGCGTAGTCGCTCGAGGCGGCCGCCACGCGGCGCCAGATAGAGCCGGTGTGCGGAGCGGCGCGGAGGGACATGCTCAGCCCTTGCCCTTCCCACGCTTCAGCCGCTTCTGAGCGGCCGGCTTCGGCGGGGTCACGAGAGACGACGGGATCTCTTCCGGTTCCGGCACCGTCAGTATCTCGGGCGCCGCGCTATCGGTCAGGACCTCGCCCGGCTCCGGCACGAAAACCTCCGGCACGTAGATCCTGGCCTTGCCGTTCTCCAGGTAACCGCGTGCCTTGTTGGTCGGCATGGTGACCGGCCGGTCCAGATGCTCCGGTCCGTAATCCACTCCCTCGTAGCAGCAGCCGCGAATGAAGCGGATCGTGATCGTCTTCGGGTCCAGCGTCGATATGATTGCCATTGCCGAGCCTCGTTCGGCGGACTTTGGTTGTCCCTTCCCTACTTGCTGATCGGCCGGCCCCGCGCGCCTTCCAGCGACGCGAGGCCGACCAACCCGCCGGTCCCTGCTTACGCTCAGCTGGCAGCGACCAGTACCAGTCCGGTAGCCTTGCTGAACGCCTCGCCGTAGCGGCAGGCCACGTCCACGATCAGGTGGAGCGTGACCTCGATCAGCGCCTGCTTCTTCTTGCTGTAGGGATCGACCACCAGCTCGATTGCGCCCCACTCGCCGATCAGCAGCTGCTCCCACACGCCGAACAGGGCGCCGTGCTCATCGGTCCCGGTCCCGAGTACCTTGGACAGCTGGTTGCTGGCCATGGCGCGGTACCCGTTCATCTCCCCATCGGTGACGCCGCCCGTCCAGATGAACTGGCCGGTCGAGGTCGCCTTCTCGGTGGTCTTCGCGGCGCCCCGGATCTCCGGGGTCGTCACGTAGCCCATGCGACCGATGTCGGCGTTGTCCGCGACGATCGCCGTCTCCATCTCGACGACCTTCGCGAAACTGACCACGCCGCCGAACGCGACGGGGGAGACGCCCGTCTGGCTGTAGAGTCCCGTCGGGGTCGTGCCGCCCGCCCCGTGCAACGCGGCGAGGTCCACACCGACCACCGCCCCCTTCATCAGATCGTTGCGGACGAACATCTCCGCATTGATCACCCCCTGCGCGAGCAGACGACGGGAGAACGCCGTGGTGGTCTGGCCCTCGCGCGGGGTCAGCGTGACCTGGCCGGTCGTGGCATCCGAGTCGGCCTGGTCGGAGAGCGGGTTCTCCGCCACCCAGGCGAACGTCGAACTGCCGGTCTGCTTCGGGAAGCTCACATTCCCCTGGAGGCCCGGCAGGAACGTGGCGCCCATCTGGGCCGTCACGAGCCGGTTCCGGAGCAGGTCGATGAAGCTGCCCGGCTCCGTGTAGACGAAGTGCTCGCCGGCGTTGCTGCCGCCGGTCTCCAACGCGGCCCGCGGCATGGCGGCGCCGTCCCAGGCGCGGCCCGGGAGCACGGGCATCCCGATTCCGGTCGGGATCAGGATGCCGCCCTGCGCCTTGTAGCCGGTCTCGTTGAGTCCCAGCAGGCGCTCGGTCTCCTGCGCCAGCTCCCGCTCATAGCCGGCGTGCGACCAGTCATTGTCGGCGGCCGCCAGGATCGCCCGCGAGACCGAGTACGCCTTGCGTTCCTTCGGCGAGATGTCCGGCTGCGCACCGCGCACCGGCGCGTTCTCGGGCTTGGCGGTCGCGCCGAGGAACGCCTTCACGTTCTCGACGCTCGTGCCCTGCGCGACGAACTGCTCGGCCATCTCGACCGAGACCTTGTTCGCGCACAGCCGGTACACTTCGCTCGCACGCTGACGATCCGCCGCCATCGCGTCGGCGCCGATAGTCACCGTTCCGGCCCCACCCGGGGCCACCGTGTCCGTGGACATGGTTTTGCCTTCCTCGGCCTGTGGGGCCGCGTTGGTATCGGGGAGTACATCTGACGCCGGCGCGCCCCCGCTCGCTTCCGGCTCGTCGTCTTCGTCATCTTCGTCGTCCGGATCGTCCTCATGCTCCGGGTCGTCCTCCGGTGGCATGTGTTCCGGATCTTCGGCCTCGTCTTCGTCGGCGATGATTGCGCCCACACCAGGAGCCATCGCTTCCACGCGGGCAGCCAGCAGCTCGGTCGCCTCGTAGGTTTCTAGCTGGGCGGCCTCGGCCGGGCTCAGCACGAACTCGGCGGTCAGCACCTTCGCGGGCACTTGTGTCTGCGCGGCCTGTCGCAGCTGGCGACGCTTGGGCTTCCGTTCCTCCTGGCTCCGTTCTGCCGTCTCGCGCTCGCGCTCTTCCTGCGCGGCGATCGCTGCGCTCCGGGCTGCGTTCAGCGCAGCGGGATCGACGCCGAGCTCGATCAGCACGTCATCCAGGGTGCCGACGCTGTCCGCCAGGTCGGCCGCAACCGCCTCCTCGGCGGTGAGCACCCGGCCCTGTCCGTAGCCACTAGCCACAGCGCGCGCGGTGGTGCCGCGGTGCGCTGCCACCCCGCCGATGAAGCGGCCGTAGTAGCTGTCCACCGTCTCCTGCATGTGCGCGCGGGCGGTATCGGTGAGCGGCTCGTAAGGGTTGCCCTCCGCCTTGAAGCGGCCGGCCCGGATGACCGTGACCTTAATGCCGACATCCTCGAGCATCTGCGCGTACTCGACATGCGCACTGAAGACGCCGATCGAGCCGGTGAGGCTGCTGGGAGTCACCACCACCGTGCTGGCGGCACTGCCCAGCCAGTAGGCGGCCGAGGCCATCAGGTGATTGACGACTGCGATCGTGGGCTTCTCGCTGCGGATCCTGAGCAGACGGGCCGCGGCCTCCGGGACGCCGGACACGAAGCCGCCAGGCGAATCGACATCGAAGACGATTGCCTTCACGGCGGGATTGGCGGCCGCGGCCTCCGCCTGCAGTACCAGTTGGTCGCAGGACGTGCCCCAGTAGCTCGAACGGGGCGTGATCATACCGCAGATAGGGATCACTACTACGGCACTCTGGCCCGCGAGCGGGTCACGGGTGCGGATACCCAACGCAGCCCGCACGGCCTCGGGGCTGTCCTTGCCGTTGGCGAGACCGATCGCGAGCGCGTCCCAGCGTTCCTCCATGATTGCGAGCGGCGAGACGGCGCACGTACGAATCAGGTCGAGCGTTTCCGGCCTCATTGATGCCTCCGATTGCCGTTCCCTGCAGCGAGCTCCGCCAGCCGCTCCGGTCGGAGCGTGGCGAGCGCCCGACTCTCGAGCAGTCGCTGGCGGACCTGCGGGTGGAGTGCGGCCTGCGCGTCTTCCTCCTCGTCATCCTCTTCCTCGGCCGGCGCTCCGGCCTTCTTCGGCTCGAGACTGATCTTGACCCCGAGTTCCTTCGCCAACTGCGTCTCCATGGCGCGCTCGATGAGCACTTCCTCGAGGTCGACGCCGGTCTCGGCAGCGATGCGTGTGAGGCTGTCGACACCTGCCGCGACGCCGCGGAGGCGGGAGTTGATGTCTTTGTCCGGATCGACCCATGGGTAACCGCGCGGCTGCCAACGGTGCTTCTCCCAGCGCTGGCGGTTGCGATCGGGGAGGACGAGCGCGCCAGTCGTGATCGACCAGCGGAGCCACTCGCGGTAAACGCGAACGCAGAAGTGGCGGATCAGGCTCTTCTGGAGCTTCCGCCAGGCGTCGCGCTCATTCAGCAGGCCGGCGCGGATGCTGGAGAAGTTGACGCCCTCCAGGTCGTTGGCGAGCGAGACGTAGGAGACGCCGAGACCGCTTGCGACGCCCCGCACCATGGCCTTGTGGAAGTCCTTGAATGCCGTGGTCGGGTGCTGCGGGTCCCATTCCTTGAACGTCCAGCCGGTCGGCAACCGATCGAATTGGCCGGGCTCGATCTCGAAGGTGACCTGGTTCTGCGCGGCCGCATTCGGAGCGTTCGGATCAGCGACCGCTTCCGGCGCTACCTCGAAGAAGCCACCCTTCGCGGCCGCGACCCGCGATGCGATAATCTCCGCTTCCTCGTAGCCGCCGATGTGCCGGAGCTTGAGCAGCGACGGCGCGAACCAGGTGATGCCCCGCGTCTGACCCACGCGGCGCGCCCGGAAGTAGTGCACGATCTGGCTGGCCGGCAGTGACTTGAGTTCGCGGCCACGGGTCGTCCATTCGGTCGGGTGATGGTCCCAGACGTGGTAGTTGATGGGCCGGCCCCAGGCGTCGATCTCGACGCCCATCCGGATCTCGTTGCCACCCTGGTCGGGAGCGCGGTTGAAGTCGCATTCCAGCTGGTCGGTGTCGAGCAGCTGGAGCGCGAAGCCGAACCGGTTGCCGCGGAAGGGGAGCATGCGGGTCAGCCACTCGCCATCCTGCGGTGTCACGAGCGCCCAGTTCTGGAGCACGTCGCCCCAGCCCATCTTGCCGTCGACCGTGCAGTTCTCCGGCTCGCACCACTCCAGCCACGCGTCCTCGATCCGCTGGTTGATCCCCAGGTCCAGCATCCCGTCCGGCCGCTTCACCTGCGACTGCAGCCGGATACCGTCCGGGCCGATCGCCTGCTCGTCGACCAGGCCGACATAGCGCGACGCGGTGTCGTTGTTCCGGACCAACTCCCGGGCCCGACTCTTGAGCGTCCGGTAATCGGCCTTCACGTCCTGGTCGGCGGACTGGATCGAGGCCAGCACCCAGTCGCTCGTGAGCCGCGACTGCGAGGCGCCGGCGTACGCTGTGCCGCCGCCGCTTGAAGCCTGCACGCCCCGGCTCAGGTCGGCCGCAGCACGGAACGGGTTACGGGCCACGCTTCACCTCGCGGGTGAGAGCGTAGAGACCCTCCCAGAACAGGCGGGCCGTGAACTTGAGGCCGGCGAGGCAGAAGCCCAGGAGACCCAGCGAGAAGAGCCACGCGACGGGCGCAGTCAGATGGACGATGGCAGCGGTCAGGAAGAGCCAGCCGCCGAGCATGGCGAGCGAGACCAGCGCCTCGGCAACGCTGAACTTCAACCGCGACCATGCCCGGCGGAGCAGGCCCTCTTCCGGCTTGCTCATTCCGGCTCCTCAAACTCGGCCGAGACCGGCACGAAGAGCGGGCCGCCACGCTCGACCCGCACGTGGTCGCGGAGGATGCCGCGCTGCCGGAGTAGCTCGGCGCGCTCGGCCGATGCGGTCACCGTTTCCGAGCGTCCGCCCTGGGTCCAGCTTTGCACTTCGCCGGCTGCCGTGGCCGCGGCGTCCAGTGCGGCAAT